CTTCAGTCGTGCCCATTCTTCATCACGCTGCTTGAAGTCCTGGTATTTCTTCTCCAGGTCCTCATCCATGGTCAGTTCATACTCTTTACAGACCTTACGTTGCTCTTCTTCTTTTACCATATCATTGAATACCAATGACATAGCACCAGAACGAATAGAACTGGGGCACATACCCACACAGAGCATGAACTTCTCAAAGAGTTTGAAATACTGTTTGCAGTTAAGGTCTGCTGCTGGTGCAGTGATCAAGAAATGCTCTTCGGGGAGGAAATCATCATCACCAAGGTGAGATGCAAACCCACGATTATAATCATGAGTATAGGTAGCATCAAATTTGAATTGAACTTCGGCGTTGTAAGTCATAACCATGTCTCCATGAATTGATCAAGTGTGAAGATGTCGTCAGTGCTGGTCTCTTCTACCAGTTCATCATAGGGCAAATCTTTGATTGCGTCAAGGTATTGTTCTGGTGTGAAGTCTTCTTTAGGGTCAAAATCATCATGGCACAACCATTCGTACTCTTTGACCAATGCATCAATCAGTTGTTGATTAGTGTAGGTCATTTGATGAAGAAATCATTGAGTGTGGAGAAGAGTTTATTCTTCTTGTGTTTAGTAGGCAGAACGTGATTGTGTTCTGGGTAGATGTCTACTCTTGAGTTCTTTGGAGTGAAGTGGTATCGTTGTAGGTGTTTGTTGAGGTGCTCTTCACATTGAAAAAAAGCAATGATCTTATCACCTTTGTCAACGTATTCCAGACGGTAAGGGAAGGAAGGAGCATGATCTGGCCAATCAGTGATCTTTTTTCGACGATCGGTTACCGTTAGAGTTTTCGGCTTTCTTTTGGTAGTAGAGGGCTTCGAGTTCTTCGGCATCGTAATACAGGATCAGGTCATCATCATCTTGGTGTTCTGGTGCTAACCATTCATAAAATTCGTCAGCAACAGCAATAGCATCATCCACACGTTCTTTACGAGTGAGGAACATGAAACGACGCTCTCTGTTCTCCACGATCTTATCCATTTGTCTGGACAGACGTTCTTCGTGACTCATTTGGTGGTGACCTCTAGTTTATTCTGTAGGTGATCGTAGGATACGAACTGATACTTATCAGGGAGTGCTTTGGCTACAGCAGCAGCGAAATCAGCAGGGAAATGTCCATGATAACGCCAGAAGAGTTGATACTCTCTGTCTGAAACATCAAAGCGTGGACGTACTTTCAGTTCATCAGTGATGGGTTCTAGTAGTTCTAGAACATGGTCAGATACGATGCTCATTTGGTATACACAGAATAGGTGTTAGAATAAGTCAGCAAGAAATCATATGCTGCCTTATACATTTTATACTCTTCGGGGAGCATATCTTCCCAGTCAACAGTGTCACCTGCTGTCCAGTCAATCGTACCATCATCCTCATCAACGAGGTATGATACTGCTGTTCCATTCTCGATCATGATTGCTTCGCCATTGACAACAACATACATGAGATCGTGGTCCATTGTGCTCCTTGGTGTGAATGAAGATAGTATACTATGTATTTGGTTGGGGGTCAACCCCGCTTGTAGAGGTAACCACCAGCCCAGTCAGCATGTTCCATCAACCACTCACGCTGTTCAATAATCAGCAGGTTGAAACGAACACCTTTGGCTGGTGCTTTGAATGATGCTGGTTTGTAAACCTCACCAGTCTTCTTATCAACGAAGGCATGAACACTGCGGGAAGGAGGACGATTGTGGTTAGGAACCTCCATGATGATCTTGTGATACTTACGACCAGACTCGATCACAAACTTATACTCTGGTGCAGCATGTCCACCGACAGTGCCATGGTTGCGATCTTTGAAGTTCTGCTCCAGCGCATCACACAGCATCAGTGTGTACTTACGGACGTTGAGTTGAATGGTGTTCCGCGCATCTTGAGTGGCAACGTAGTCAGCGAACGTGGTGGTCATGGTCTCTTGCGTTGATGAATCAATTATAGGGGCTGGTTGGTCCTCCTGTGCGCTGTCGAGTGACAGTTTGAGGAGTGGCATAGCCGTATACGGTGTGGTGTCGCGCAGATCTACCTTACTTCCGCGCTTGGTGCTTGATACTGGCGCATAATAGCACTGTGCTTTTCCTCCATGATAGCCCCAGATTGTTCTAACAGGGTCAGGGTTATAAACGTATTGACGATGATGGCACAGCCAAATAACAGAATAGTTTTGTCGTCCTGTAGAAACTTCATAGTGATAACCTTCAGGTGCAGTGTGTGGGAAATCAGTTGGTAACATCGAGTGTCAGTTGTTCAAACTCAATGTGGTCACAGCATGAATCATCATCATGCAGATCAATCATGTCAGTGTCAACATGAGTGACCAATTTGTCAAACAGGAAGTCAACAAATTCTTTGTTAGTCATCATTCTCCAAACATTGCAGTGTAAAGGTCGCCCATCTGTGCATCTTTGTATTGTTGACGGACAGCGTAGATTTCACGCTCAACCATCTCAACCTCGGCACGTTTCATTAACAGCTTGTGACGCAGTTCGTAGAGTCGTTGGTTCCGTTCGGTGATGGTCATGGGTCGTTTGCTGATGTGTTTAGTATAGGGTGGATCAGGCGTTGCGGATCTCACCACCGACCACTACGTCAGCTGGCACACGGGAGATGGTGTAGCAAGTGATCTGACCCTCAAACTGACGCCATGCATCGATGGTCTCGTTCACGATGCGATTGTGCTGACGCTCCATGCCCTTGGCAGTGCCACACTTGCCGCACTTGCGGAAATAGATGATGGGTTGCACAGCTTCCTTGGTGTCGATCTCGATCTTGTAGAAGGAGTGCTTCACGGTTTGGACGGTCATGGGGTGTTCCCTCGATTGCTATGAACATAGTATGGCACAAAAAAACCGCCCGTGGGGGCGGTAGTGGACACTCATTCAACTGTCATCATGTCTCGGATCAGCTGCAGGTTGGTGATCGTATTTTCGATGGTGGATCGATTCCAACCATAGGCATAGGCATAGGATGCCTTCTGATCGCCTGTCAGGGGGTCCAGGAGGGGCGCTCCGTCAGCATCCACGGGGTCTACAGTGTCGATCGCCCTTGAACCCACTTGTAGGGCGTTCTGGAGGGACTCGATCACGGTGAGCAGGCTGCTGTCGATTGTCATGAGTGTGGGTGTTGAGATCATCAGTGTAGAACTTAATCAGAAGTCGTCGAGTTCAGGTGGGACACTCTCTTCACTGTCCCATAGAATCTCGTTTGCTGCTTCGCGCAGAATAGCATCTCGCACTGCTGGATCATCAGACCAGCGGTCATTCATCATTTCTTCCATCATAATCAATCGCGTGAGTGGTTTCCTTTGAGTAGTTTAACTTGGTCGAATCGTTCTTCATGCACGACAATACAAACTTGTCGCATGATACCTGTTTCAGGTTCAGGCCATTGGTGTGTGCAGATTACCATCTGCTTAAACTCTGGACTCGCAAACTTTACGAATCCTATTTGTCCTTCATACTCTACTTCTGTCCCTACGGGTAGCATATCCTTCTCTAGTAACTGGTTGATCGCTAATAACGAGGGAGAGGACATCAGGATACATAGTGTGTGCAATGTACTGTGCTAGGTCACGGTTGGGTGCGATGACATAAGTGTCAACGTCATACCAACCTTTAGGTGGATCAGCTTGTTCATCTGCCCACTCTAGTTCAAGTTCAACCAACCAGACGTGACCACTGTCTAGATGGGAATCAAAGTCATGAATAAGATCAGCAATCATACTCTTTGTTCTCCATGTCGCTCATTTCCTGTTGCAACTCTTTAATGTAAGCGTCTTGATTTTGGATCTTTTCGTTCTGGTCTTTGATGAGAGCCTTCATCTCGTCAACCATTGCTTTTTCGGAATTTGTCATGGTAGAAAATGCGTCTACTTGTATTATGTATAGTGAGTAACAGTTTACATGAACTCTGCCATGTAATAATCAACCGTTACTTCCATCACTTTAGCACGCTCTTCGATTGCGGCAACAAATGCTTCATCCAACCAATAATTTTCGTGACTGTTGTCAGTGTTTTCAGACATAGGGTTGGACTTCGATTGATTTGACATTGTTAAAAGAAGCATAGCCGTTGTTGTTGATGTAGTCGCACAGTGTTTGTGCTGCACGTTGTGATACAATGTGCTCTTGCATAATCTCACCAGTTTGAGATTGAATTGTGATGATGTACTTTTTCATGATCAGAATACGTTAGTCCAGCGATCGTGTTGTTTAAGAGTGATGTGACCTTCATGCAACATGTTGTCACACACATTGACGAAGACTTGGAACTTTTCCTCACGAGTGAGACAGTGAGGAAGTGCCGTGGTCTTTACAACCTTGAGGATTTGTGCTTTGGTAATCATCAGATCAGCAGTAGACGGGAGAGTAATCAGAACCAGTGTATGCTTCAGTGTTAAAGTCAGTCACTTCTGCACCGTTAGCAAGATAGTTGCGAATAGAATACAGGGCTTCAGACTTAACAACAGTGGAGAAAGAAGTCATCTCGCTTTCAGCACCAGGGTGCCAGATCACTCGCTTGACGAATCGCTTGCCGCTGCGGTCGGGATAGAAGTCGATTTGCGTGGCGCTGGTGAGGAGTTGCATGTGCTGTTCCCTTGACTACCTTTGTAGTATAGGCTGCAACGGGTGCGCGGTGTGCGACTGTGTGGCGGTTTGTAGAGTGTCACAGCGCGTCCAGATCGCCACCATGGCGCGTGGTACGCTGCGCCTCCTCTCGATACGAAACCAATTTGTTATATAATGGCGCGATTGCACCAACTTCTTCTTCAATACGCATTTGTGCAGTGCGTTCGAGATACTGTAGTGAGCATGTGAGCATGAACAGCTCACTATCAGTCAGTGTTACTTGAATGGACATTGCCAGGTATCGCGGTCGGCTTGATCAATATAACCCTTTTCGAGCATGGTGTCAAGGAAAAACTCCCAGTATTCTTGCTTCGCTGACACATCACCACGCATCTCCTTGTGCCAAATCTTCATCATGCGGCGGCAGATCCACACCGATTGTCTTTTAGTCAGCGTCATCTGGGTTCCTTGGGTTGTTGTGTGTACCGTAGTGATGTATATAGTTCAGAAAGCTATTGATACTTCGTTCAATACACAATGATTTCTTGACTTCCAGCCAATACTCATACTCTTCTTGCAGATCTGCACCCAATTCAATATTCACTCTACGATTGGACCCCATGTACCACTATCTCCTTCACGCCTATTCTCTAATTTATCCATGATCTCGTCCATTGTCTTCATTTGGTCAATCTTTTGTATCATATCTGCAATAATACCGCAGACAAATGGTTTCTCTTGACGTGCAGCAAATGCCAATGCATTGCGTAAGTTACTCTCTGCATCATCAAGAGATTGTTCCACAGATTTAGACAGTGCCATCAGTATTCTCCAGTTTTTTCAGTGTAAATGTTCCATCATTATTGTCAATCCATTCCAGTTCATCGCCTGCTTTCCATCCCAGTTTATCCATAAGTTCATCTGGAAATGTTAAAATACCATCTTCATCAATAGGAACAGTGTAGCTCGTGGGAGATTGTCCCCCTGGAGATGTCCAGAAGTCAGTGATAGCGTCTTTCATAGTTAGACCCAGTTTGGTTTGCGTTGTGGCATACGTCGGTAGTTGTCTGCTACCCAAGGTTTTGAAGCAATATACATTTTGTATGCCGTAAATGTATCTATGCTGCTGTCAAGCTTGAACTCATCAGGCATAGCACGAACGAATGGTGTGACACTCTCGATGTTGCCCTTTGGGAACACATAATATGCATGAACTAGAGTATTATAGCACGAATGTTGCTTGTCAAAGCGTAATGAATACTCATCACATAGATTCATGCCATGTTTAATCAACCAGTACGCATTGTGAATAGACTCACGCGCCCAGATTGTGCATGGATGGTTACGAAATGCTCCCTTATCTGTTGCATATGGTGTGCCATCAAGTTTAGGGAGTGTGCCATAGCCGTGACCCCACTTATCTGATGCAACAATAGCAAGCATTTGACAACACTCTAATGGCATCTTGACAATGTGCTTGTCAGGTAAAACAATAGCACTCTCGGCAGGATATTTGTTGGTGACAAAGATGTTCATGAGTAGATAGTTTTGCTTTTTCAGTCACTTGCTCGCCATTGTCCATAACTACGTGTTCTAAATGATTGGTATTCTTCTACGATCTCAAGAATATGTTGTGAGATCTCTTTTGCAGCTTCATCATCCCAGTCACTATCATCTAGTGTTCTACCCATGTTGAACACTTCAAATAGTTTCTGGTTGATTGTATCGATCAGCATGTCATGTGTTGTCATTCCAATGTTCTCCACTGTTTGCGTAATTTCTGGTATATAGGGTCATAAGCTGCCAGATCACGCTTTTCCTTGAAAATTGATGCACTTTGTGCTTTTTCGCAGGTTAATGCATCTTTCTCTTGCGGTCTGATAGTCTTATCCACATTGTATTTCCTGCCCGACCTGTGGTTAGCATACCGTCGTGCGCGGGTAAAACCCATTTCAAGGAATTTCCTGCACATGTCCATTCCAATGAAATCCTGTTGTTCTTTGTATGTACAGAACATCTCGTAAATCTTATTAGAAGATTTAATAGCTGTTGGCGCATCTACGAACCTCCAATGACTACATATGTAGTCAGTGTAAGGGCGTACCAATAACACTCCTTGCTCTCCCCTTCCAATACGATAAAGTTTGCGAGTCTCTGTATCTGTAAAGTCAAGAGATTTGTAATCCAAGTCATAATCAAACTCTTTCATTGTGGGTTACAAATGATTAGTGCTGTGTAAGGATCAGGTTGTGTGCAAAAATATTGTGGTGGTGGCTCTGGTATCTTTGATAGTGTTACCAGAGCAATGATCACCTGAAAAAATGGGAGAATGAATACAATTTTATCTCTCATTAGAATCCTTTCCCTCTCGCCTTCTGCTTCTTGTCGAGAACAACTACAGTAGGATTATACAACGCCTGTGAGTGATGAAACCAGTAAGATCGAAGAACTTCATAGTCATCAAACACAGGTGATTTACCATGATCATGCACAACTTGATAATTGTGTCTATCATACAATCCATCAGATGTGCATGTGAAAGTTTTAATGCTCATTGTGTGAATAGAACTCTTCATTACGACGACGGTCTAGATACTGGATGACTTCATCACGCCATTCCATCAACTCATGGTAACATTTCTGGTTGTGAGCACACTGACGCAGCTCGTGATCTGGTTTCAATATCGACTCAAAGAATAGACCAAGGGCATCTCTGCGCTTTTCGTGTTTTTCCTGATCCATAGACACCTCTTGGGTTATTTTATATGTAGATGAATTTTAACAGGGAATGTGTTGAAATGAGTACAATTTAATACTATTCACAGGATTCATTCTTGTTGAACTGTTTACGGCACTTCTTAACTTCTTTCAGTTCATCTTTAATTTGTTGATAGGCATCTTCGGGAGAGATCTTACGTGCCATTTCCATAGCCGTGATGATTTCTACTCTGGTGCCAAAGTGTTTGAGTGCTTCTTCGAAGCAATTTAATTCTTTATACATGGCTCAATAATCGGTAACTTGGATAGCGGGGAGACCCTTGACGAACACAGTATCTACGAGATTCTGCAGTCGCTTGATAGTATTTACACCGTAATTCTTGAATACAGGCACGGTGACAAAACCAGTGGACTTACGATACATCTGACATGCACCAGGAGTGATAGATCCAGCAGCAATATCAGCAGCATCATCACGATTGACACGGATAACACGACCGATAGTCTGTGCCATCTCAATCACATTCAGATTGCGAAGGAACACAGTCTGGGTGAGACCATGCACGTTGATACCTTCAGACAGGATGCTGTAGTGGAAGATGATGAACTTTTTGTTGGGATCTTTACCCCACTGGTCGAACTGGTGGAAGAACTGTTCGCGATTGACCTTGAGAGTGTTGACATAAGCGCCATACTTGCTGGTGATGTGCATCACCTCAAAGCCACGATTCTTACACTCGTCAATGATATTGGTCTTGGTGAGCAGGTTGAACATAATACGGCTGTTAGGTGCCGCTACAAGGATCTTGTGGGCGGTTGTGTCGTCCAGTCGATCAAGGATGCCCAGCAGCGTCTCACGATCGCTGTCACACGCCTGTGCGCCCTTCAGACGCTCGAAATCAACCTCATAGGCATCAACAGTAGGAGGAAGAATAGAACCGTTGTTGATCAGTTCAGGAGCAGGACACTGCTCAATGATGTCACCAAACACCATATAGTTGTTCATACCGTTGCCATAAGGAGAACGAGTGTGCTTGGGAGTAGCAGTGAAATAGTAATAACGCTTGGCATCACAGTTAGCAACTTCCTCGAAGAAGTTCTTCTTGGTAGCATTGTGAGCCTCGTCATAGTATGCTACATCAAACGTGAGGCCAGCATCGTTGAGACGACGGAGAGAATTGTATGTGGTAAAGAAGATACGATGTGCCTGCATACCATCGCACATGTTATCGAAGGCAACAATCTTGTTCACTTTAGTAGTGCTGAAGTGAATAGACTCACCACTATGAATGTGAGCAGGCACAACATCAGGACGATTGATGCCAGCATCCTCAAAAAACTCCTCACAAAGCTGTGTAGCGAGGAGAATACGAGGAGCAACAACAGCAACAGTCATAGGACGCTCTGCATTAGCAAAGCGTTCCGCGAGATCTTTGATCATGATCATGGTCTTGCCACCGCCAGTAGGCACGATGATTTGACCGAACTTGTTACGCTGCATAGCAGCGAGAGCACGTTGCTGGTGGGGGCGGAGTTGCATACTGTATGTCGGATGTGAATACAGTATGGCATGAAAAAGGGGGTTCGTCAACCCCCTGTGACACTTATAAAATTGGATTTCCGTCCTCGTCGAAGTGGTTAATAACTCTACGCGGAACCTGTATTTCTTCGAAGTCTTGATACTTTGGAATGTGAGCAATAATATCCACTAATTCAGATCCTCTGAATACATGCTCCAGCCTAACTTGCGCGTCTCTAGTTGTATCAGAAACAAGAGCATAGATATCATCAATTTGTGCTGCAGATAGAATCTCATACATCATGTATCCAGCAAGATGCTTTCTTAATGACTGTCTGAAGGATACAGTCTTAATGTTGTCTTTCTTGAGTGGTTCAGTGATACGATTTGAATAAAAATCTTTCTTTGGAATCTCCGAAATGGTAGTAGGGTACTTGAATCTGGACATCCACGAGATCTCATTGTTTCTGCGGACAGTAACAACACCCTTACAATAGTTTGGTGCATTACCAGCATACCACTCTAACTTTTCGAGCAGTGGATTATTATAATGCGACAAATTGTAGTATCTATCTACAACTGTACAACCAGTAATATATCCATGGGCATCATGATCATGACCGATAAATGCAGTGTTTCCCTTCCTATCAGTCTTCACAACTTTATCCAATTCATCATACAAATCTCTATCGGATGATGAGTATGTCTGCATAATATAATCACCACGATAAGCTCTCCAACTGGAGAATCTCATCCTGAACTTTGTTCTATATGACACAGGTTCTATGCCATTATGATAGATGCCAAAGAGTTTTTCTTCTTCTTTGATTGCCTCTACATCAGCAATAGATGGTCTGTACTTAAATACAACACCAAGTTGATTTCTTACACCAACTTCCATGTCTGGTTTGTATTGATCATCATACAGTGGTGTATATCTATATGGCATTTCAGAATAGTCAGCGAGTCTCTGACCACTCACAAGACTATATCTTTCTGCTACTGTATAGTTGTCGGAGAATATCATTCGTTGTCCAGGATAACTTGTCCTTCATCATTATACAGAGCGAAGAAGATGTACTGTTCTTTTGGTGTTCCAGCTTGTTGTGTTGGGAAATTATCCTGCAAGAAATTCATAATATCACCCATCTCTTCTAGTTCCAAAACTACATGCTCACTATCTTTGAATAGAACCATATAGTCTACTGGAAGCATATCATTATACAGTGAGATAGATGCATTGATAGCATCTACATCAGTGCTATTGTTCCAACCATAGACACGGAAGTAAACTAGTGGCTTACCAGCGAGTGCAGCATATCTTCCGATAAATGTCTGCAAGTCATAAAGTTGATACTCTGTATTATCCATTTGTTCGTAATTTCCAAGCGATAGTGACTCTCAAAGATTTAAATGCTCTAGTAAGTGGTGCTGCACAGTGACGAATCAAACCAGGAAATAATACTGCTTTGTTTCCATTTGGATAAACACCATGTACTTCACCAGAGTTCACATAAAAGTTTGTCGCTCCTCCCCAGTTTACATCCCATACAGGATTTACATAAAAAAGTAGAGTGCGTCCACTGTCATCATGTGCATCAACATGAATAGATCCATCTTGTCCAAATGTATGACCATTAGCATACACATGATATAACTCAAAAGATTTATTCAGCTTCTGCTGTATCTTATTTAGAAGATGATCTGTGAAGAATGTGTCTTCAACAAAGTCTATCTTCCAAAATGGTGTGGTGGTGTGAAAATCTGGATGTTCTCTACCTAAAGATGTGTGTCCATACTTCCATTGCGACCCATATCCAGTCTTCTCTTTGATGATACGATAGTCATCTTCATCAAAGAAGTCATGATACTGAATGATGTCTGTCTGTTTATAGTTGTGCATATTCTCTAATCATATTGATTCTCACAGATTCTAGTTTCTCTAATTGTGAGTGTGTGATATCATTTGCAACATCATTGATAGCATGTTTCATATCAATGATAAGTTCACGCATACGACTGTCTGTTATCAGACTTTCTATCCAACCAACAATAACTTTACGATCACCAGAAATCACTGGATTAACTTTATGCCATAAACCAGTATTATACATCACTATTGTGCCCGCTTTCTCTTTTAAAGAAATTTCTTTTGGACCAACCTTGATAATAAGTTCACCACCTTCATATTCACTAGGATCATTCAGAAAACAAGTGAAGCTGTAGTGAGGAGCAATCCCAGCAATGGGAAATGCATCTAGGTGATAATCATAAAAATGACCTGACTTATACCATAGAAAGTATGGTTGTCCAACTCTCTTAATTAGATAATCTTCCATCTGTGGACGCAACTTATCATAAAAATAGTTGCACTTATCATCATGATCTGGGTGATCATAATTCATTGCAAGATTCTTCTTTACTTCAGATCTTGGATTACTATCAGACCCACAATGAAAGATACTATCTTTCCAATCTTGTGTCAAATATCTAATATCACCACCATCAAGTACATTATCAATTAACCAAATCATTAATATCCTCTTCAGTATAAATTTGCGTGTAATCAATACCCGCTTCAACAAAGTCTTCGAGTCTCAATAGTTTCATCATCTCTTTAACTTCACTAGTAACTACTTTCTTACTATTGATGTAGTTCTGTCTCATTGTGGAGATGTTTGTAAGTCTAGATTCAATCAAGTCTCTAGAAGAATCTGTATCTCTTGCAACCCATTGATCATCTGTTGAGAGATATTCCACAGGATTTCCATCATTATCTAAACCATCAGGATACATTTCCCTGTAAAACTTTGGATCGATAGGGAACTTAAATGTCTTGATTGCTCTAAAGAAATCAAGTGGTGTTGGATAATCTGTTGGCTCGCCAAACTTTAGATTTCTAATCTCTTGTCTGTATCTAATCCACAGTGCTCTTTCACCATCATATTTCTCTTCTACATCAGGACTCATACGCCAGTCTGTGGCAGCGAGAATCGCATTCTTTTCTTGCATTCTCTTCAACCAAGTATTTTCAAAGAATAGATATTCTTCGTCAATTTTGGAAAGACGTGTCTCTACATCATAGATTCTTGCTGTAGTTTGAGCTTCAATGAAAGTTCTTACTTTCTTCTCTAGTTCAATAACCTGATCTTCGGTGTAACCAGTGAAAGTATATGTGCTGTATACTTGCTGCTGTTGAGCAAAATCAAACTTCTTCTTCTTTCTTTGGCAATAGAGATAATTGTCACTGTAAAAGAATAGAGCTTGTAACTGGTCATTCTCTGTGTGCCAGAACTCACCGAGTGCTTCTTCTTTAAAGCGATCCAACATCTCACCAGAAATAGAGAAAGTGGGAACATATTCTCTACCATCTGGCAACAACACTCTGGCACTAGTGTTGTTAATAATTTTGTTTTGAAAGTCAACTTCTAACGTTGCGCTTCTAGCGAGTTGTGTTGTCATTAATTTGACCCAGCTTTAATGTACCATCCTGTCACTATATATTTAGTTTGCTCTCCCATAACAAGATTTCCTTTGTGTACATGAGTCATGCCAGCAGGAAAAATAACTACAGTTCCTTTTTGCGGTTTGATTCTACGCTTTTGATACAAAAACTCCGTCTCGCCACCATCATCAATGTCGTTAAGATAAATCATCCACGTAAGTTCTCTCTGTGCATAAGCAGCAGATGCGTTTTCATAATGCCATAGATGATATCCGCCGCCAGGTTCAGTCTTTTGAAACTTGATGTCGATTGATGTCAGTGGCACAGTCTTCAACTGCGAGAACTTACTGACATAATGTTGGGCACACGATTTGAGAAACTGATTGATCTGCGTAGACCACTTCTCACTACCATAATTAACTAAAAAAGCAGTATCATCTCTTTTAATATTGCCACCATACATTTCAGATCCTTCCATGATGTCAACCATATCACTGATAGTATGTCCAGATACCTCATTAATAAATGATTCGCCATATGCTACGAGTTGATCACAAAATGCATCTGGTACAAATTTCTCCCAAACACCAATGAAATCATCAAATGACGATTTAGTCATTTTTTCATTCATCATCAATTCAAGTGGCCTGTAAGGCGCAAGTTCATTCTTTGCCATGAAAAATTAATATGCTTTAATTATATATTTAACCTTGTGGAATTCTGGTAGAAGTTCTACCTTTCTGTTGGGAGAGAACGCAACGTTTGGAATTGGTTTCTTGATTGATGTATTAAGAGTAAATGTTCCCACATTCAGCTCCATACCGACATCACCTTGGTTAAAGGTTACGTTTACAGTTGTTGCTGCAGAACCTAATCCTTCTCTAGCACTACCCCATCCACTAACATTACCATAAGTATAGTCAGTAGTCAAGTCAGTAACTGGTTGCAATGTAATCAAGTGAGAATGAGACTCTGTAACACCAGTATCGCCATCAAGAATTGGTGGTGTATATGCATCCACTCTAACAGTTTTGGGATTAGTGTCAATAACAGCAGTAACTTTTCTAGCACCATTGCCACCAACAACACCATATTCGGATAAACTACTGTCGCTAGCGACTGTAAAGAAATAGTCATTAGAAACAACACTATATGGTGATGGCCACCAAGTTTCAGCAACTAGTGTTTGTGTTGTTCTCATGTTAGCATCACCGCCTTGGTTTGCAAGACCAGGACCACCATTAAGACCAGCATTGTATGCTTTAGTATTAATATCACTAATCAACTGCGTGACAATCGTATTGAGATCATCAACGCCATCAATTTCATCCCATTCATTCTGGAAGTTTGGTGCATAATTTTGCAGTGCTCCCAACCACAAGTCAACAATAGTTTGTGTATCAGTCTTTGCAACACCATCAGGAAAATCGTTTAGACCATTAAGTCTAGCAGCATTAAGTCCGACACTACCATCGTTAGATAGTCTAGCAGAACCAGGCAATGATGCCATACCCCTGTCGCGCCACTCAATTAATGGATCTCCACTAACACCATCAACCAATCCAGTAACATACAAGTGAGTGTGTGGAGGAACTGACACTAGTGTGTCGAGTAGAGGACCAATCAATGCTGTTACACTACCAGTAATAGTAAAATCAATATCAGCCGTAATATCACCATCAAATACAGTTTTTACTGTACCCAGTGAGAAGAAATTACTCGTAGTTCCAGTAGTTCCACCTGCATCACCTAGAATCTGCTCATAAGGATTATCACCAGAAACGTCCACATCATCAACATACCACCAGCCACCAGTTTCTCCAGGATCGTAGATACTTCCACCACCTTCAAGTGGTGGGAAAGCAGAAGATGCTCTGTTACCATCAACAACACCAGTACCAACTAGTTTTCTATTTCTTAAATCAGGAACTCTAAACTGTCCTGTATATGTTTTGTTTTGAGCGTCATATGTTACACCTGTTCCACCATATGTTTCTTCAATGACTTCATACAAATCAGGATAATCTGCAGCGTCATAAAGTTCACCATCACACTCCAAATAACCTGGGAATCTAGATGTAAGACTACCATCTAGTGTACCATAAGAACCATTAGGTTGCTTGAGAACAGAGACAACCGTACCAATAGAATGTCCATCCTCTTTATTCTCAATGATATCACCATTGCTATCTACCAGTGCATTCTTCTTACTATACCACGCACCTTTTAGATCTGGTGGTGGTGGAGCAACAGCATAGTTACTTACTGTCCAAATAAATTGGTTTGGGTTTCCTGTACCTACCGTAACAGTTGTAGTTACTTGACCAGATAGATTAGGATCAGTGTCAATAAAGACACGGAATGAACTATTTACGGATGGATCAAATGTTACTGTAGATGATGTAGGAGTAGCAAAATCAACAGAGATTAGAGCACCATTTGTAGCAGAGATTGTAATTGGTCTATTGATTCCACTAACAGATACAATAGAGCTTACAACTTGAGTGCTTGGTACTTGGTTTGTAAGGTTTGCTGGTGCTATCCAATCAGCATCAGTATCGGGTCCAGTGTTAGTAACAATCAACCACGGAGCAATAGTTCTACCACCAACTCTGATAGTAGTAGATACAGAACCGCCAAATGTAGCAGATGATCTGTTATAGAGAACGATCTTATCACCATTGTTTACTTTGGTTGGAAATACCCCAATAGAACTCTCACCACCTTCTGCATATTGAATTTTAATTCTAGGTTCTGTTCCATCAGTTGTTACAAGAGTAACATCAACTTCAGTGCCAGTTCCTAATCCAGAAATACCACTAGGTAATGGCGCTGGTTCAGATCCAATCAAAGCATCTTCCAATACATTATTCTTATCTTGGAACGAGAAGTTATCTGGTGTAGTAGATGGGAAGTTACCTGTAGTAATTGACCAGCTAGATCCATCTGGTTCATCACCAATACCAAGTGATGTAGCCGACTGTGCCCCAGCAGTATTTTCAGAAAGTAATCGAAGTTGTAGATACTGACCGTTATTGATTGTTGGATAATTAGGACCAATAACCTGTTCAAATGTTATACCAGATAATATATTATATCCATCACTGTTGGTAAAAAATGTATTTGTATCAGAAATACCAACATACAAGTCTGTGTCTGATGCAACAATCTGTGCTGTATCATTCAATCCTTGAATTTGTAAGATATTACTGTAAATATCAGTATTCAACTGAACATTTGTAAGATCAGTAAAATTAGGAAATGGTTCTGGAATATTTGGTGGTGATACCGCAGTACCAATCGTCCATCTTTCTACTCTAGCTCCGATAGAAAGATCAGCAAACGTTGTTAATCCTTGTGATACGTTTGATCTTAAGCGTAGTTGAACTTCATCAGTATTTGTTACTGTAATATTTCCATTAGGAATCAGCCAATCACCAAATACCGTTTCTCCTTGACTTACACGTTTAACTCTGATGGAAAAATTATCAACTACTGCCGAAAGACTTCCAGTCAGTGTTACTGAAGCTTCTGTGGTTGGTGTTAGACCCGATACTGTAATAATATCTTCTCCAGGTCTTGTTCCATCACCATACACATACATTGTGTCTAGATCTGCATCTACAAGAGGTGTAAATGGGAATGGATCAGGAGCAAAATCCTCGGGAATGGTAGTAATATACCAGATTGTTTGCTGTTCACCAATCTGAATGGTGACACTTTGAGTAGTATTCCACTGGGAGGGCGCTTTAAACTTGAAGCGTACTGTTTGTCCCTCGCTTACATATACTGGTGTATTAGAAAAAGAATATGTCATGGAATATAGTTACCGCTTGCCATTTCTGGTAGTTCCCACTTTATTTATGGGACTATAATTGACGCACATCCACAAAGTTTCCATCGTTATCTATTTCTACTTGAATAGGATAGTCAGCCCTAATTTCTACTGGAATATCAATATTGTCAATTACAATTTGCTCCGTAGTAATTTCTACATCAGGAGTAACAATTGGTTCTTCGTTCTTGAAAGTATCTTCAGATTCAGGAATATCAACAGCGTCGGGCATCTGATCAATATACGGATAAATCGAAATACTATCAGTGTCCTGTAAGTTACCAAGACCAACACCTTTCAAGTTAAAATTAAAATTTGATGGTCCGCGATTAGTCCATGTTGGTGCATATGCATATGTTGATGTAGATCTATCAAGATCAAATGTCTCGTTTGTTACAACACCATCTAGGTCTGTAGCAATCACTTCTAGTTGATAACTTACATCAGAATTGACTTCCGAATGAGACAGAGTTATAAAAGAGTCAGCATAATTCACTGTTAGTGGACCACTAATCGATACTTCTGGAGGTTGCCATACAGTCAAAGTAATTTCTTCTGTGTCTTGTCCACCAAGACCTTCGGCTACAGCAGTATATGTTGTGGTTACAGTTGGCGATACATTGCTGAATGATGTTAAATTTGTTGATCCAATACCAGGAGTGATGTTCATCGTAGTGGCATCACCAGTAGTTGACCATCTCAATACTGTGCCGCTGCCGCGAGGGATGGCATCATCATCCAAAGTAAGAGTAATTTCGGGTGGAATATAAACCGTATGCGAAAAAGTTGCGGTGTCTGTACCACCACTAAAGTATAAAGTTAAAGTCCAGTTGCCTGTTTGTTGTGGTTGTACAGTAAGCTGGGTAGTTGTTGATGAGAGATTGTAAATTGATCCATCTGGACTTTCTAATCTAATACTATTAATAAATTGTTGATATGTAGTAGTCCAAGAAAAAGTTACATTTTCACCAAGAATAATTGCAGAATCAGATGCCGCGAATGATGTAATTTCTGGTGTTGCAAGATCGTAAGTGATACTTACATATCCATTAGCATAATTAGATCCATTACCGCTAACATATGTTGTATATCCTGTTCTATAGAAGCTTCCACCTCCTCCCCCACCACCAGATGGGTATCTACCAGCGCGGTCATCAGCACCTTCACGACCACCGCCACCACCAGAAGCGCCGCCGCCTCCGCCACCGCCACCGCCGCCATCGTATCCTTGAGATCTACCAGTTCCACCATTAGAAATACTTCCAGGTGAAGTAGACCAACCACCAGCCGATCCTCCGTTGCCGCCTCTTAACCAAGAATCGGGGTGAGATCCACCACCCGCGCCACCGCCGCCGCCTGCGAGAATAATATATGTGCCAGCGATGCTATCATACACACCAGTAGCGCCGCCGCCGCCTCCTCCACCGCCAGAGCACCCCTGCGGACCAGTTCTGCCACCACCCCCGCCACTAGCGACAGGAGAACTACCACCACCTCCAGCTCCACTATTTGATACACACCCAAATCCATTTCCACCTTGACTGCCTACCAGAAGAGTGAGTGTTCTTGGTGTACTATCAGGTAAACTGAATGTGCCCTTTCTTCCTGGTCCGCGTGTGCCCCCAGGAGCAGTATCATTTCCACCGTTGCCACCTTGAGCACCAGCAACAGTGATGCGTATATTAATCCATCTGTCATTAATACTTACATTGCTAGTTCCAGTGCCATAATTAATAGTTGCCATTAGATTTGCTCCACATCTCTATAAATCCCATCATTATCTATCTCGACCTGAATAGGATAGTCTGCTTTGATTTTAACTGGGACATCAATATCATTTATAAGCAATTTAACTGTAGTTACTTCCTGATCTGGAGAAATAACAGGATCTTCGTTCTTAATTGCATCATTATTTTCAGGAACATCTAAAGCATCAGGCATCCTATCAATATTAATATTGACAATGATGTCATCCTCATCATTCAATCCACCAGCACCAATAGCATATAATTTATATTCGATAAAATTAGGACCAAAGTCATTGTAAGGCACAACAACAGTTTCTTCACCATTAAATGATTCTGAAGGTCCATACTCTTCTACTATCTCATAAGATGTTCCAGGATTATCTTCGTAATGATACTTTGCTAGAAGCTGCAGCGAGGTAGTTGAATTTGTTGCCTCAATAGATAGTGTTATTGGTTGACCATAATCCACACTCACAGGACCAGTTAAACTTACTGTAGGTGGTTGTAGCACAGTAATAGTAACTTGATCCGAATCCTGACCAGCAAGAGGATGTGAAGCAGTAAGAGTATAAGTTGTATCTTGTGTTGGAGATACTTGTACTGGACCACCACTAATGTTCACTTCACCAACTCCAGGTGTCATTTGAGCGGTAGAAGCATCTCCTGTTATAGTCCAACTTAAATTTACAGACTCACCCAAAATAATAGTATTATTTGTTGCATCAGAAAAAAGATTTACATCAGGAGGAATAATAACATCAATCGATGCTGGCACACTAGCCGTGCCTCCAGGACCATTTACAATCAAATTGTATGATGTGTCTTGAGTAGGAGATATTGTTATCGAGTCTTGTCTTGCTTGATTTGTTAATATAGGATCAACAGTGACTGTATTAATAGCACCAGTAGCAGACCAAGACATCACGGTATTGTCCCCTAAAAGTATTTGAGATGGTTCGAGAGTAAAATACTGAATGGTTGGTGGAGCATAATCAAAATTTAAAATGTAATATCCGTTATTAAAGTTACCATATCCACTATTTGTAGTCCAATCATAGTAACTGCTATTGCTATACCAAGCCGAGTTGCCACCAATACCAGAATATCCATTATAGGTTTGAGCACCACCTAATCCACCAGCGGTGCCAATGTTTGATCCACCACCGCCACCGCCACGGTGTCCAGCACCAGCATTTTGCCCACTACGACCAGAAAAACCTCCAGTTGTTCCGCCGCCACCAATACCACGACCAGCTGAATAATATCCAGAATATCCAGTATCACCATATCTACCAGCTCCACCTCCACCACCAACAATAACAGTATATCTACCTAATCCAGAATCATAAACACCAGAGGCACCTCCACCTCCGCCGCCTGATCTATATCCCTGTCCACCAGAAGCAATAGGTGACCATCCACCAGAACCTCCAGGTATGTTACCATCATACTTCGTAGAACCTTTAGATCCAAGGTAAAAGGTTAATCTATAATCAGTTGTCCTTGTTTTTAATCTAAAATCTCCAGCTCTACCAAATCCCCCTCTAACATATCCCCAGCTTGGATTGGCAGAATCACCGCCGCCAGCAGCCGCAATAGTAAATCTAACATTAGTAGAATATGCTGGTACAGTTACATTATACGTTCCAGGACTATAGGATGAATACTGTGGCATCAGATTTGCCTCACATCTTGCCAGTTATCACTATTATCTATATCAACTTGAACTGGATAATCAGATTTTATTTCTACTGGAATATCAATATCATTAACTACAATTTGTTGCGTTGTAACCTCAACGTCAGGTGTCACGACGGGTTCCTCATTTTTAAAAGTATCGTCCGTCTCTGGAATATCTACAGTATCTGGTAACTGGTCAATGATAATAGGAACAATTAATGTATCACTTGCCGTTAAAGATCCATACCCATCCACCGTAAACAATATTTCTACTCTTTCTGGTCCCAGAGGAAGAGGTAATGTACCATCATATGCAATGCTCACATCATATGCTTGAATGTTTATTTCATCTCCCGTACTATTAGGGAGAGCCACAGAACTTTGGGCAGCAGATGTGCCGTCAGTAAAGTAATAAGTCGCGACGTAACTTATTCCACCTTCAGCATTAGTGGCTTCTATACTTACAGGTATATCTTGTCCCCAAAGCACATTTATAGGACCAGAAACACTTATAGTTGGTGGCTGCAATACAGTAATTTCAACTTCAGCAGAACCTGTTCCTCCAAGTCCAGATGCAACACCAGTATATAATGTAGTTATCGATGGAGATACTTGCGTACTGCCAGTTAAATTTGACTGCCCTATACCAGGACTTATCGAAAATGTACTTGCATCACCAGTAACAGTCCAACTAATATTAGCGTTATTACCTCTTATAATAGTAGAATTATCAACAGTAAAATTTACAACAGGTTTTATATAAACATATACAGTAACAGTATCAGTTCGAGTATATGCTGGATTTGATGTTGTTAATCTAAAAATAGAACTTTCTGTAGGTGATACAACATATGGACTACCCTGATTTCTATTTACTTGACCATAACTCTGCACAAGATTATTCGAAAGATCTAACCTATCTAAAGTTTCTGATGTGCTATCTCCACCGCCAGTTGACCACGTTAATCTTACAGTACCATCACTACCATCAGATCCATCTGCTCTAAAAGATAATGGAGTTGCCGTAATGCTAGGAGTTGGTGGATCATATGTACATACACTGATGTATACAGCACCACTTTGACCCATTCTACATGAGCCAGTACCACCCTGTAATCCACCAGAACCCACAGTCCAATTCACATATTGACCAGGAATAGCTCCACTACTACCTCTCGCTACTGTTGATCTTGAGGCACCTCCTCCACCACCTCCATAAGATTGACTAGGAGATCTCCACTGTCCAGCTCCACCGTACCCATAAGACCCATATCCAGGTCTTGCGCGAGCAGTATTTCCCCCAGAGCTATTATAAAATCCGCTCTGACCATAAGAATAGTTACCATAACCACCGCTACCACCAGAATATATTCCTCCTGGTCCGCCCCCGCCAGCATATGGTCCGCCAGCAGAATAGTAAGTAGCTCCACCAGAAGTAGGAGATCTACCAAAATCATATCCTACATTAGGGCGAGCTCCACCACCGCCACCACCAACAGAAAAATAACAAATACATTTGGTGGCGGTTGGAACATAATATCCTGTACTATTCGTATAGATATAGCATAAACGTCCCATATCTTAAAACTTGATAATGTAATGGACTAAAATAAACGGTGTAACTACTTGATTCAATAGATCTAAATCTTCAACGTCAACATCCACATAGGATGACATATCATCAATTTGAAGATCTGTATTTGGGTAAGAATATGAAAAATTACTCGTATAATTGTATGGTCTTGTAATAGTGTGATCGTGAGTTGTTGATCCAGGATCTTGTACGTTTAAAGATGTTTCTTCCAAAGAGTTACCAGCAGAAGCATTTGCACTATTTGCATCATCGCCTTTACCCTGACCACTAATATCATGCTGTCCAGTATAGTTCAATCTAATAAACCCAGTATCTCCACCTACATTGTGGTAGTGACCTTGGAACTCGTCAATAGCTAGAGAGTATGCGCTGGTGTCTCTAGGAAGATTATACTTTGGGACACCGTTGAAAGCAGCATTATCACCACTGATCTGCATATTTCCAATATAATTAACCACTGCTCTATCACCAATGTTAGATTGTGGTACTACTTCTACACCAACTTTGCTTCTACCAGGATCGTTTTCCATGACAGTAGAAAAATATTCACCAGATCCTCGACTACCTATAATTACTTTAGATCCCAAGTCTGGTAATTGAAACTGTCCTAGATCATTAGTTTCTGCATCTGCATTTCTCACATTAGTATCAGGTTTTTTAAATCTAGACTCATCACCAATACCAAGAATTTGAGCCAAGAGGTAGTAATCTTTGGCATTCTGAACCGTACCATCGCATTTCAAAAATCCTGCTGGTAAATTTTCTTTAAACACAGCAGTTGTAGGATCATTATTGAATCCTAGACCAGGAACAGTATGAATCTGAATGGTTCCAGGAATACCACCCCAATATGATTTTTGTCTTGCGTAATTATTTCTTACTACCATTTTAGTATGCCCTGATAATGTATATAGAGGTTACTCTTGGTTGTTCTACGTTAAAATCAATCTGCAATGCATTCCTATTTGCAGTATTATCTAGGTTTACAGTGAATGGTAAATTTACGTCAGCAGTGATATTACTTTGTGGTCTCATTCTAGTAGAGTCAAATGCAACATCAAATTCATCATGAGTATGTGCGAAAATCTGATCGTCAGCTGTCTCTGCAGTAAAGCTACGACCAGGATTACTTAATAAAGTATCACGAACAGTTGGATCAGATGTTGTGTAGTAATTAGTAAATCCATCAGGAAGACCAACTGTATTGCCACCTACACCAAAAGGTACAGACCCAGAAATATATTGACCATCCGATTTTGATGGAGTAGTAAGAAAGTTTCTAGTAAGAGGAGATCTAGTAACAGAATTTGCTTTCAAGTTGATTGGTGGTTGCTCTGAAGCAACTTTAGCAAGAACTTTACCCGCAGAACCTTGACCAAATCCATTCTCAATATCATCATCAGGACCAGGCCACTCTAAAGTGTAAAGGTCTTGCGAAGGACCAGATCCTGTTGAATATCCAGAAGCACCAATAATACCACCAACAACGTCAGAAGTTTCACTATCAAACGTGATAGAGATGTTCGATTGTCCATTACCAGTTGCTGCTGGGGAATCACCACGATATGAAATATCTGATGTCCAACCAAAGTAGAAAGTATCACCACCATCTTCATTACTACCGTCGTTATCAACACCTTGTGCAAAAATCTGATAAGAGATATCTCCATAAGGGACAACACCATCGCCAGGTGTCAGAATAGAAGCGTTATCAATAGTCTCAAGAGTTCCACTATGATTATGTCTTTTGATATGTGCTCTACCCAGTTTTCTAGGTCCAATATACATCGTCTGAAAAGCATCACCATTAATTAAAGTATTACCCTTAATTCTACCAACGTATCCAGTTCTATCGTCATCAGCAATAGCAAAGACTAAATCAACATAAACATCAGTAAAAATAGTAGTGACACCATTATCTTCATTTGTACCAATCAGAGGAGATAACAGCGTCAATGCCTGTACGTCTAAATCTGCTGCACGACCAGTGCCTCCAGAAGCACGATCAGCAAAATATGATGTCTCAATATCCATCAATGTCTTCCCATTCAAGTTAGGAAGTTTGATATTACCACCATAATTAGGGAAAGAATTAGCACCAGTTCCAACAAAGTTACTGTTGCCTGCATTATAAGTGTCGCCAATGGCTTGTGCTAACAGAGGAAATTCATTAGCAGCAACACTTTGACCATCACAAATAAGCCATCCAGCGGGGATTTGAGTCAATCCCCCTGTCCACGGCATAATGGTGCCGATAGCGGCACCTTTTGCTGTCTTAATCTCTTGATAGAAGGGCATTTATTAGACCTCGATTAGATACCAACCATCTTTACCAGCAGGAACTGCAGTGTCACCATTTGGATCTGATGTACCAGCATATACAAGTGCGAATCCTGCATATGGAGTTTGAACAATAAGTTCTCCACCGTTATAACCACTAATAGCACCTTGTCCTACACCCGATAGCATTGCTAAACCAGTATTCTCCGTAGAGTTCTGAACTGCAACACCAGTTTCTGCTCTAATAACCAGTGAACGGTTATAAGTTAGGGTTCCACCAATATCTATAATGCGAATCATATCGCCAATTAGAGGATTAGGTGGCAGTTTAGCAACAGTATTCTGGGTTACGTTGAGGAAGTAATTAACATTGGCTTCAAGATCAACCTCAAATCCGTCTTCATATTGCCACTTACGACCACCAGTTTGTGAGAAGTAGTTCTCAATACCAGCGATCTTAACAGCACCATCATCATCAACACCGAAGATTTCAGAACCATTTGAGTTGACCGTCAGATCTCCACCATTAATCGTAACATCTCCAGCAACGGAAAGTGATCCACCAAATGTACTCGTACCAGTGCCCAGAGCAGAGAATGAACCATAAGTGGTAAAGTCACCAGAGGAATTATCAAATGTGAGTCTAGGCGTAGTACCATCAACTCCAAAGAAGTTCATGTTACCACCATTAACGGTGATATCACCAGTTGCAGTATCAATCTGGAATGTAGTTCTGAATGGAACAGCAACAGTTGTTCCATCAGACAGATAAGAAGGACCACCATTTGTAATAGTGAAGAACTCTTGACCTTCAATAGTAGAACCGTTGATGGTAAGTGTGTTTTCGGTAGTAAGTGTACCAGCGATATCAGTGTTACCAGTGGATCCTTGAACAACCAGTTTGTTAAATCCTTGACCGAAGTTCAGATTACCACTACCGAATGTATTACCAGTTGTAGACTCAATCTTAAAGTTGACAGATTCTGGATCACCACCATCAGTAACAATGAATGACTGAATATCAGTAGA